TCCGTCATGCTGCGCCGCTTCCCCTTGAAATCCACAAAGGATTCCTGCGGAAAATCGGCTTTGCCTGACGAAAAATCTGACGGCGCAATCTGCGCACGTCTAATGATGGGATCGGCTCTTAGAGTGATTTGATAAATGGATCGTTTTCTATCCACCCATCCGCAATCAACCGCAAATAGGGAAATCAGAATATGCATATGTTTTAATCATCAACAATCATCCTCATCCGGATTATAGTTTGCGGCGGTATCGGCTCTTCGTTGATCACAGCATCGACAAGCTCAATGCTCATCGTCAATCACCTGTAAAGCCCTTTTCCACTCGCTCTGCTTCTCATGATTTGGCCGCTTTTCAACCAGGACTTCAAGAAAAATATGATACTGCCGCAGATGCTCTGTAAGCCATTTGGAGTCTGTTCCTGGGTTGCTTCGCAAAGACAAAAATGCTTCTGCTTGTTTTATCGGATAAAGCCACACACGAGTGTCAAATGCTTTCAGACACCGAAGGGTACATCCTCTTTTTTCGCATTCTTCGTAGATATCACGAATACGTAATTTTTCTTGCTCTCTTATCCTTTCTTGAAACGCTCTTAGGTTAGGCATGGTTCATCACCATCTTTATAATGATTTTTCCAGTGTCAATCCTCCGTGTTCTGATTGTAAACTTGGTCGTAAATCCGTTGAAGGTTTATCCCGATTTCGTCTGGTTCATCCTTGTGATCTACAATATTGTCCACAATCGCATCATCAATCACCAAAAGTAATGCACCCAAATCATTGTTTTGAAGTGCATCATTGATGTCAACAGACTGTTCCAGCAGATACTTTTTCTGTTCTTCGGTTATTTTAATCACTGTTTTCTCCCCCTGCTATACGGGTTCACCTGTATCAAGTTACCGTTTTCCGGGTTGATAGAAAGCTCCACGCCCTCAAGAATAAAACGCTGGCTCACTTTGCCACTTGGCGACACTCTCTCAGGAAGTATGACCGTATCTATTGATGTGAGCGTATCCAAAACCCTGTCCACGCCAACACCGGACCGCCTCTGTTCAATCGAACCAATAACGCGAGAAATAAAGTGATTGGATTTCCCAGTTATCAGTATTCCATTTGAGGTCGTCAGGCCCACCAGCTTTTCATCAATTTCCTGGCTTATCCGCTGATAAAGAGAAAAGTCAGCCAACGGGGTTAGCTCTGCAATTTGAATGGCTCTTTTGTAAGCTTTGAACACTTCCCACTGCCCACTATTATACTTCAAATTTTGGAATTGTGCAAAGGTTTGTGGAGCGTTTTTCCCCAAGACATTCTTGTATTCCGCAAATTGTTTCTGGTCTGAGAAAGCGTTTTTATCCTTCTTCTGATATGTTTCCCACACATACCGGTTTTCAGCGGATTTCCACGACTCCCACTGGGCGTAGGTCATATCTTGGGTGCGCACGCTCTCGCCGGTCGCGGGGTCGCGGGCGCGGCGTTTTGCACCCGACGTGTCCACGCCCTCCACATCGGCAACCAGGGTGCATCTACAGTTGTAAATATTCGCGGGAGCCGCGCTCGGGTCGCCGGGGAACCGGATATCCCCCAATTCCGAGCGGAACGGCTTGTCATGGTCCTGGGTTTGGCCGTCAAGAAGCCGGTGGGCGTGGCGGGTGCGCCCGTCGAGGGCGGACAGCCAGCGCTTTTCTCTGCAAATGCCTTGTCACACGCGGCAACCTCTTCTTCAAAGCCGTTGTCTACAAGGCCCTGGCGGATTTCCAAAAGCAGCTCATCGGCGTTGAGTTTGTAGTCTTCGGGGTTGACGCATTGATCTTCAAAATTATCATCAATGAAGGCTATACATTTTGCTTTCCCCCATAGGTATCCAAAAGCCAATAACAGTAAGCATCGACATCCATATAGCTAACATAAAATGGGAAATGTTCCAGTTTACTCATCGACAATCAACCTCATCTTGATTATAGTCTGCGGCGGAATTGGCTCTTCGTTTATTTCAACGCCTGTAATTTCAAATTTGCTGCCCCGCGCGATCAGAAATTCGTATTCCTGATCCTCCGCAAGACCGCTGTTGCCGGTGATCTCAATGTTCATCTACTATCACCAAACACTTTTCGGCGGCGTATTCCGGCCATCTTGCAAAAAAACGAGGGAGATATTGTGTAACCAACTTCTTTATGTCGTTTGGAAGCTCGTTTATGTTTTTACAGCCGGAAATTTTGTGTGCATAATATCCATCGAGTGAACTGTCTGAAAGGATCTTATCTATATCATCAATTTCATAGTCAACGGGATATGATGGCTTTAGATGAAACTTACCGCCTCCGTTTTTTTTGATAAGATAGTTTTCGACATAAATTGTGATCTCTCCTGCCAGCCGATCCCACAGCACATTGTTGTCCATATTCACTCCCTCACAATCGCCTTTGTTCTGTTAAGCAAAACCACATAATCGCGGCCCAGGAATCCGTTTAATGCTATCGCATCGTAGCCTTTTAGTGCGGCATACTGCCCAACATCTCCAAGTATGAGTTGATAATCCTCTTTTTCCCCAATAATTCTTGGTATTCCTGTATCCAAGAACTCTTGATAAACTGTTTTGTAGTCCGCAACTCTTGATGTTTCATCGAGCACCGCTTCAATTAACGCTCCACCCAGCCCAGCATAATCGCCCAGCGCGATATCTTTTGTTTCGGTAAAATAGACGCCATTGCCAAACACAGCGCCTCCGGCATTTCCAGTCCAAAGCGGGCCGCGTTTGAACTCACTCACAATTTCATCTGCCGTTTTATCCCCGCTTGATTTTACGCCACGATAAAGTCTTGTTTTCCCGACCGCAATATGTTCAAATTCATCTACGCTAACTACAGTAGGCAATCCATCGTATCCCAGTTTTTTGTTTGTAACTGCTCTGAGTTCTTGGAATGAGCTTATTTTCTCATACTCAGGAGATTCCGCAAACTTTTTCGCCATTTCAATGGTTTGCTCCTGAGTGAATATCGGCTTGCGTGCGTGTGCATCTGTTTTCTCCATTATACCAGATTCCGACGAACCTGCAACCTGATTTACGCTCTTTTTTCGCTCCACCCATTCCTGATAGGTCATATCTTGAATGACTTCGCTTTCGCCGGTCACGGGGTCGCGGGCACGGCGCCTTGCGTCGGACATGTCTGCGCCCTCCACCTCCGCAATCAGCGTACAGCGGCAGTTGTAGACGTTGGCCGGAACGGCGTCCGGGTCGCCTGGGAACATGATATCGCCAAGCTCCGACTGGAACGGCGCGTCCGTCGGCTGCACCTGCCCATCGAGCAGGCGATGGGCGTGGCGGGTGCGCCCGTCGAGGGTGGACAGCCACCGTTTTTTGAGCCGGATGCCCATTTCCTCAGCGGCGCGGAATCCGTCCATCCGGCCTGCGTTCTGCGCCCCGGTGACGGCGGTACGGGCGGCGCGGATGGCGCTCGTGCGGTTCATGTCCGGGATATTCGTTTGCAGCCGGTCGGCAAGCTGCCGGATGCTTTCGCCTTGGAGGATACCGCTCGTGACCTGCGCGGTGATCTGCCGCTTGCCGTAGGCGAGGTCGACGCCGCGTTTTACCGCACGTTCGGGCGGATAGTATGGCATCAGGTCGGGCCGCTCGACAATCAGGCGCTTGACGGTCTGCTCGTCCCACAGGTCAAAGCCCACGTCCGCACCCGCCTGCCGCTCGATGGTGTAGGCGGCATAGTTGCGGTTCAGACTATACAGCCCCGGCGTGGTATCGTTTATGTAGGCGGCCGCAAGCTCGTTCGCTTGGGTCATCCGCTCCGCCACGCGGCCCCGCAGGGCCTCAAAGCGCCTGCCGCGCCCGATCTGCGCCAGCCGCCACTGGGTATACTGCTGCCGCGTGATTTTTCCGGCCTGCAAAAGCTGTAACTGCTCCGCGTCCTGTTCCTCGAACCGGGCAAAGTAAGCGCCGATCTTCTCTTGCAGCTCGTCCGCAGCCTTGCGGTATTCGGCGGTTATGCGCTTTTCCAGCGCGGCGAGCGCTTTGTCGGCGGCGGCGTGCGCGGGGTCGGGCTTACGCTTCATCGCCGGTCACATCCCCGCTGCCGTTATCCGGCGGTTGGCTGCCCCCGCCGCCGTCAAACTTCCCCAGCTCCTCCGCCGCCAGCTGCACGAGGATTTCCTCCGCCATATCCGCGTCGCCCAAGATGGTCAGCAGCTTGCGGGTCAGGTATTCCTGCGTCACATAGGGCGCGGCCAGCAGCACCGACTGCATTTCCTCCTGCTTGTTGACGATCTGGTTGCGGGTGTAGGTCGGCGTATCCTCCACCCCAGCCAGCGCGAGAATCCCGAGAATAAACGCCGTGACCTGCTCCTCGAAGCCGTCGGTTTTCAGGTCGAGCGGCACATAGCTGGCCTTAATTGCCGTCGCGGTCTGGTTCCCGGCGGTGACGGCAGACGCGTCGAACGCCTGGAAATCCTGGTAAAGCTTCTTTTCCAGCATGTCAATCGCGGCCTGCGTCCCGGCAAACGGGGCCTCGATGGTATGCGGCTCTGCACGCGCGCCGTCCTCCGCGTTGTCCATAAACGCCACATGGGACTTTTTGACGATGTTCAGGAACTTTTCCGCGTCCAGGTAGTCCATCCCGCCGCAATTGGTCAGCACCCAGTAGATGATGTTCCCCTCGTCTACGTTGTTGACCATGTTGGAGCAGCAGAGGTCAAGCGCGTCGATGGTGTTCCGCTTGCCGCACAGCTCGGACTTGCACTGCTCATTGTTTTTCAGCGGGACGATCGGGAACGCCGGATAGTTTTCCCCACTCAAAATCACCGTTTTGTCCAGCTCTGCGGTGGTTGTGCGGACGATGTAGGGCCTTTTTGCCCTCCCGCCGTTCCACGGGATCGGTTCCATCTCGGAATCCTTTTTCTGCGTGTACTCCGTAATTCCGTCCGGCTCGTACAGTGTCGCCCGCAGCGGCTTGTCCCGGTCGATCTGCCAGAAGCGGACGCCCGCCGCCAGCGCGCCGTTTTCCTCATCGTACAGCGGGACAAACTCGGTGATTTGGAACACCTCCATATGGTCAAGGTTCCAAAAGCCGAAGCCCACGCCGCCGGTCAGGGCATACAGCCCCGCGCGGCTGACCGCCAGATCGAAATTGCGCCCCAGCCTGCCCTTTGTGGCCTTGCCCTGGAAGGTCACGCCGTTGCCCAGCAGATAGCTGCATTCCTGCCGCACCGCCAGCTTGAAGAAGCTGCTGGAAATCTTGTGGTTGGCCGTGTACATATCCCGGTGGGCCCTGCCCCGCATGTCGCAGAGGATTTTTTCGTACTCGCTGATTGTCGGGTTCTCGCCGTCGTAATATTTCTGCGCGGCGGCGGCGGTCTTGTACAGTTCGCTCCGCTTATGGTCGGCGATTGCGGATTTGATAAAGGCGATCCGCTCTTTTTCGTCACTTCCGCAGGCTAATAAATCCTGATAGGTTCTCAAGCCCTCGTTTCACCCCCTATTCCCACGCGGGCCGGAATTCCTTCGCGCCCGCCCGCCTGGCAAGGCGCAGCGTTTTCACAAAATAGCGCACCGCGTCCATGCAGTGGTCGTCTTTCTTCAGCGGCGCGTCCTCGCCGCGGTCGGCGGCTTTTGCGTCCCAGGCGTACGCGCCGAACTCCGCGATCGTGTGCCTGCACTCCGGCGAAAACGCCAGAGCGCCCGTGCCAAGCAGCGAGCACACATCGGAAATCCCGTCCAGCACCGCGTTGTCCGCGTTCCGGGTGCGCAGGCCGCGCCGTCGCAGCTCGGCCTTCAGCGCCGCTGCCGACGGGTCGAGGATGACCTGCCGCACCTCCTCCGGCGGGATGCCGTCCAGCAGCCCAAGCAGCCCGTCGGCAAGCTCGCTGACCAGCGCCTGCGCGCCGCTCTCGCGCCCCGAATAGTAGTATTCGCGCAGGCACAGCCAGCGCCCCGTGCCGCGCTCCTTCTGCCACAGCAGGAACACGGTCGCGTTCTGGACGCCGAAATCGGCGGATACGTAATACGGCCCCTCTGCGTCGGGCGCGCCCGTCAGGACGTGCCGGTTTTCGCGGAACATCGGGTAAACTAAGCCCTC